AACAGAAGCGTAAGTGTGTCGCCAGGCTCTATCAATAATATTATGTACTTTTCTCCAAAACTTCATTTAATCCTCCAGGTCTAAAGTGACAATACTGTCTGAGTTGTAAATAGTTGTTTTGCCGTCATCTAAATACTTGTTATAAGCATCTAGGAATACTTGCATCTTGTCCCAGGCTTTATCCATTTGCTCATCTGTAATAACAAATATCTTGCTGGCATAAGGCGGAACCTTCTCTTGGGCAACAAAGGCAAACTCTTTAACGCTGTATCCAGCTTTTTCCATACCTCTACGATACCAAGCAGCTTGCATATCATATCCCCAATACTTAACTGAGTCGGCAAATTCTTTTGGGTCGCAAGACTTGGTTGTTTTATAGTCAACAACATATATCTCACCAGGCTTATATAAATCTTTGAAAGGTGGACATATTAAGTCTGGCCTACATTTACAAAGAATTTTATCTTCATACCAAAAGAAACTAGCCTCTGGCAACTTGCCGTCTGCTTGTAGGTACATGTCAGCTTCATCAATAATATTGGCCTTCATACCTTTGATATGAGTGTCTTCTATCTCTTTGATTACACAATCGTACCGCTCTAACATGTCAGCTTTGTTTTCTTTATAGGCTTTGGTATAGGGCGAACCCATTAATACAGCTACCTCTTGGTTATATGCTTGCTCGCCTTCTACTAACATATAGTGAGCAGCAGTACCAAAGTTCATAGCATCTGTAGTTTTTTGCACTTCATTAACAGCGTGTAGCTGAGAATGACCAAACTTACGCAGGGTGCTACTGCTTATCCCTACCTCTGAATGATAAACCTCGTTGGGTATATCTGCATATATAAGAGCATCTGCTCTTGCCTCGCATTCGTAGGCTTCTAGTTCTTTTATTGTTTCCATTTGCTTCTCCTTAAAATGGTGGTTCGTCTTTAGGTGGGAAGTAATACTCCTTGCGGTCTTCTAGTTCCCAACTATGTTTGTAATTTGGCGTAGCTGTTTCTTCTGTCCACTCATCATCATACTCTATAGGTATATCTTCATACACAGATTGATGTGATAAAGGAATAGGCCAGAAGCCTACCTTCGCCTGTAGGTCTTGTAGGTTCTCTGTATAATTTTTATCTGGGTTGTATGCAGGAATGTATCCTTCGCAGTTGGCCTTCATTTTATTAAACAAAGCATTAGCATCAAAGTTACTTGTAATTGCCTTTAGCTCAAACTTGGTTGCATCGTAGGGTATAAACCTTACACCAAACTCATCGTCATAAGATCTAAATGCGTAGAATCTTATTTTATTACTCATTGTCTACAACTGACTCACTTGCAAACCTATAGGCACTTTCAAACATACCAGGATGATGAGCATATATATACTCAACAAACGCCTGGAGTCTTTTCATAGCCATAAGGTCATTGTTAAAGTTTGTAGATCCTTTTGGCTTAAAGGCTGACTTGGCAAGAGCCTGGTTATTCCTTACGGTCATATCCAAGACAAGTGCCATACTGTTATCTACTAACTCATTCATTTCTTCTTTATTCATTTACTTCTCCAAAAGTTAATATTAGATACTATATTAAATCGTTTGACATGTAAACAGATATAGCTATACTAAATGTATATTTATTTTATTTATGGAGAAGAATATGAGTATAGTTGATAAGATTATTAACCAAGAAGAGCAAGACAAGTTATTAAGAGCAAAGGGTATTATTGTTCTTAACGACTTTAAGTTTGATAAAACCAAAGAAGCAAGGCAGGAAACTTACAATACCTTTTACAAGGGAGGTAAGTAATATGAATATGAGTGCGAAGAAAGAATCTGAAATGGATCATAACAACGACCTAGCTTTTGACTTATCTGTCAGCATGATGCGTAACTACGCAAAAGATTGCTTGGTCGATAAAGATATGGAAATGATGGATCCGATGGCTGGGTCTTACTTATTGGTTCACAACTTAGTTGTTGGTCTTTTAGTTAAAGCTGAGGGCTTTGAGAGTGAACTTATTAATATATGTCACTCTGCGATTGAAGATGCAGAGTTCAGACTAAATAAATCTAAGGGGGAATAATATGAGTAAGTTAAAAGACTTATTAATAGATGCGGATATTGCCGCAGAAGAAGTATTGCATGAAGGTTGCGAGGACTTTAAACAGTTCTGCGACGGTATGAAGAAGATGAGGGAGCTGTCTGATAATTGGTTATTAGAACATGAACCTCATCTGGAACAGGCCTGGAGGGAACATACCGAGACGCAATACTATAATCATAGAGATTAGAATGGATTTAAAAATAGAAAAAGATGTTCCCATACCTCATACAGCAACTTCATTATTAGAAAGTATGAAAGTTGGAGATTCAGTCGTATGTAATCTAAATGAATGCAATAGATTAAGAGCTAGTGCGCAAAATTCTGACATAAAGGTTATGTCAAGAAAACTAGAAGATAATTCATATCGACTATGGAGAGTTAAATAATCGCGAACAGGCAGTCGTTTGGCTTGTATAAACAATTATAACGCAGTCGTCTTGATATAAACTTTGGGGCCTGGTTTACGACACAAAGCCCTACTATTTGCTATACTTTGAATATGTCACATTTAAAGATTATCGACTTTGCATCTAAACGACCTAAACCTACTTACGTTGAAGCAAAGCAACGCCTGGATCATTTGTTTGAGGATTTTGTCGCAAGAGGTGTCTCACCAAAAGAAATAGCAAGTCTGATCTTTACCTTCGGAGCATGTGAGCTGTTGAGTTATTCTGACTCCCCAGAAGAGGGGTCGGAACTGATCGACGAGGTCTTATATAATTGCTTCGGAATTAAGAAGAAATCTATCTTTTCTGAGGGTCTTGTCACAGAGGAGCATACAGACTGACAAAACTATTGGCTTGAAACCCTTACTGCGCCTGGTTTTGGCGTTTTGTCAGTTTTGTCAGGGTTTGGGTGTAAGTGACAAAAAGGTCGGAACTGTTCGACGCGGTATGAGTAATATGAAAGGGGGAGTATAATAATATATGACAAAACTATATATATACTCTTATTTATATATATTTATTACCTTGTAGAGCCTATTGTTGCAGGGTTTTTAGTTTTGTCAGGATTTTCTGACAAAAGTATGACAAAAGTGGAATGAGTATGACAAAAGTACAAACAAGATTGAAGAAGGAATTGAGGGATAAATTGCCTAAATATGTAGTAGATTTACTAGAAGATGAGGATATAGTAAGATTTGTAAAGAAATATCCAGGAGCTAGATTAATAGATGCCAAACAACAACAACATAAGAAAGAGCGTTAAGGTAGAGAAGACACTTGAAGAAGGTGTTGAGGATATGCCTATTGAGTATGTTAATCACGATGAGAAGCATTTAACTAAGCGTCAAAGGTTATTAGTCTGGAATGCAGTCAACGACCCACAACTCACGTGGGCTGAAGCGGCCAAGAAAGCAGGATATAAAAATCCTATCGTAGTCGGGAGATATATGCATGAGGGTAAGAAATATAATCACGTCAGGGCTGAATACGAACGATTGATGTCGGAGGCTAAAAAGAAGTTTGAGCTTACGCATGATAAGGCTGTCCAAGACTTGTATAAGTTAAGAGATGATGCGTGGGGGTCGGGAGCCTATAACGCTGCAATCCAGGCTCAGGGATTATTATTGAAAGTCGGGGGTCTTATTGTTGATAGGAGAGAAGTTCTACACGGTAAGATTGACCAGATGAGTCGGGACGAGGTTGAAAGAAGACTACAACAGTTGCTAGGGACTAAGGCTTTGGATAATAAGTCGGGAACAAATATTATAGAGAACAAGTCGGGAGATTAATCTAAATAGCCCTTGTAATAGACATAAGCTAAACCAAGAATACTACCTATCAAGAGGTAGCCTAACAAAATCCATAGGAGTACCTCAATCATTGAGAGGCCTCCTCAAATTCTTCTTCACTCATTTGACAATCAGGACATAAATATCCGTCCCTGTATTGTCCGTCTGCAAAGATAGTATTACCTTTATCATCAAGACTTTCATAATCTGCATCTGCTGGAATACGATTGACAAACCTGCCACTTCTAAAAGATGTATCTTGATTACAACATACG